TACACTAAATCATTGCCTATGTAACTATCCCGAACTATCTCTGCTTGATTCTGCCCATCCCACGTGAGTAACCCACGCTCTACCGACATTTGCATAGGCATCTTAGCGGGTGCCGCCTTACGATTAAGAAAATCGAATAAACCCATATTAAAATGATTTATACAAAATTACACCGAAAACCCTTACCATACCGCCACCTTGAACGCTGGCTTATGTAGGTGGGTGAATATGGCATACCGCATCGCATCAAGGGCATCATCTGATTCCTTTACAGGTTCATCAATCACATTATCGTTTTTATCCTTGCGCCATTTGTAGGATTGCAGTTCACGAATGATGTCTTTGCTATCCTTGTGTACGAATAACGGATATGATTTCACTTTCAGTATCCCTGCCCATACTTCTTTGTTTGCAGTTTGTGCGTTGATACCGCCCCTGTATAATTCCTCAATGCTTTTCGGTTCGGCTGCATCGCAGTACACGGGCTTGCGGTCGCTGATATGATCCTTTACTTCCCTGCTTATTTCAGATGGGGTTAATCCGGATTTGTAAATCAGTTGCTTTACATAATTTGCCCCCTGGTAATGGCATACCTTGACAAGCGCAAGCGGATGCACATAACCGAAGTCTAATCCATAGAATATATCGCCCCCTTCGGGTAACTCATCTGTTATTTGCCATTGGGTATAAATAATCTCCTTCGCTGCACCACGCTGACCCAGTCCGTAAACTTTCCACATGAAATCATCGGGTAATGATTTGTAGCTTTCTATCGTATCAATCTGAATCTGCGAAAGGTTACCGAGGTTATTAAGATAGGTTGAATGTATGCGTTTGTTGATTGGGTTATCCGATACTTCATAAACCCAACTAACGAAGTCTGCAGGATTCCAATCTAAGAATATCTTACCCGTTGTACGCATTGCCAGTTGGTCAAATAACGCCTTACGTATGAGGTTGGCTTCATTAACAAATAGTATATCTCTTCCCGGCCCCCTTGCTTTGCCCTCATCTTCAAGTCCAAATAGTTCGATGTAGCTTCCATTATCAAATCGGTAGATAAAATCGGTGTAGCTGAATTTCTTGTCATCCCACAAATGCCATTCCTCCATGATTGTTTTGAAATCCCTGTATGCCCCACGTTTGATATGAGGTAAGGAGTGCGATACAATAGAGATGCGGATGTTTTTCGCATTCTTATCGGCTGCGATGGAGATAAGGAGTTGTACTATAGAGTAACTCTTGCTACTACGTGAGCCACCCTCATTACAGATTATAGGGGCATCGCTATGGTATGCTGCTACGTTTTCGTAAAATACCGGGGTTGCTCTAATCTGTTTTAATTCCACAGGTCTTAAATTCAGTTAACGTACAAAACTCCTCTTTAGTCTTTTGCAGAACCGAGTAAACATTCCACCCATCATTATAATTGCCCATAGCAGCAACGCTACCAACAGAGATAAGGTTATAACCGCAGATTGCAGCCAGATTACGATAGAACTCTTCGGTGTAGTATTGGAATCCATGTCCGGGCCAGTTGCCTGTTTTGGGGTTTTCGGAGATGATATAACCTCCGAGTTTAACGAGGTTGTGTTTATTTTTCCAACAATTGTATATGGCTTTAATGTCGTGTTTCCCGTTGGTGCCAACGTGTTCGGATGTGCCGGCATCCACCAGTAAATCAAACTGCTTGCTGAACTTGTGAAGTACGGATAAGTCCAACGGGGTTGAGCCGTTCTCACCCGATATATCAATGGCTTCGTAATCTTTGCCTGCATAGTAAGAATCTTTAGTGTAAGGGGCGGGTAATGGTACCCGGTAATCGTTTTGCGCTCCGAGGTCTACCACCGATTGTATGTGTGGCAAGTAGGGGTCTATTATGCGTGTTGTTTCGTGAGTGTAGCCCATATTATTTCTTTAGATGTACCACTATATCCCTGTGGTCGGGTGTTAGATTGCGGCTAACAATTTTGAATTTATGTTTCATTATATCCACCGTTCTATCATCTTGGTAGAAGTGTCCGATTAACATTCTATCTCCTAACTTGTACTTGCTCCAGTCATCGAAGTCGGGGAACTCTGCTTTCAGTTTATCAAAGTTACTAATCATTATCACACAATCACTGCCCTTTTTCATCACTCTGTAAATAGATTGCAGATACTCTTTGATGGCATCATTTGAGAAATGGCAAAACACACCGTAGCTAAATACGAAGTCGATTGAGTTGTCCAGTATGCCTGTGCATTTGTAATCTTGGTTATCTAATTCCTTGTATTCTAAATTATGGTATATCACTCCGGCATGTAGGGGAATAACATCAATACCGATAACCTTACTGAAAGTATGCGATAATTCTTTAGTAAATACACCTCCGCCGCACCCTATTTCTAAACAGGTTTCAACACCACCAAACGGATAGATAATTCGGTTAATTACTTCCTGTATGCCTATCCCATAGGTAAACGCTTCGTAATATCCGCTCTTACCCCAAAAGTTAATGAATTGCTCTTTGGTGAAGTCCATAACTAATCCTTTACCCCCCAGTTAATAAAATAAGGTTCAACAGGTAGATAGTGCCGATATGCTAACCCTCCGTAAGGTTGCACCGGAATCCCTGCTAAGTTCATCAATCCGGATAATAACGCCTGGTCATGTCGGCTGCTGATATATTGCGGATTAACTGATTCATTGTGATGAAAGCAATTCTCCTTCGCTCCCTTTATCCATTTTTCAAAGATAGGCATAGTCTTGGGGTGGTCAAAGTCAAACACAATGCAACACGCCATAATTTGATACATGGTAATCACATCCCTATAGCTATTTAGCCCTAAGAACTTGATTTGATGGTCGGGTATGTACTTGTGAAGTGGATGCCCCTCGTTGTTCCATGCTACTATCCCATGTTCGGCTGCTAACGCCCACAACGGATCGGGATTCTGGTGTACCCGGATTGTGGAATCGCACCAAATAATTTTCCGGTATCCCATCTCAAGTGCCTCAGCAACCATAAACGGCTTGAACTGATACGGCATATTCTGGTGATTCCATGACTTGCCCCATCGTTCGGTATCAGGCCAGTCTCCGAGGTGAATCTTGCGCTCAAGGTATTCATCCACATACCCATCCACACTACGAAGGTGGGTATCATAGTCGGGTGCCTTGCGGTCTATACTTCTGATTAGTCCTAATTGCGCCTCGTTGTAGTTCTCCCTGCCTGTGGATGATAGGGATACGATTACTTTACCGGATGTTTTCATATTACTTTTGTTTTTCAAAATAGAACAACCCTTCAAATGGCTTTATATCAATCATTCCATAATCAACGGCTACATTGTTAATGTATATGTTTTCAAGTCTTTTATGCAGCCCTTTCATAGATAACCTAAACTGCTCCACATTGTCTGCTCTTTTGTAGTGGTTACAACTTCTACATGATGGCATAAGATTACTGAAATCGTGTATGGTATCATCATTTGCAGACCATCTTGGTTTCATGTGGTCAACCTGCATTTCTTTTATCGTTATTTCCTTGCCACAATAACCACAATGACCATTATATTTTTGATGCACCTTTATTCTATCTACCTTGCCCATATTACATTTTCTAAGTTAGTTAATAAGCACTTCGTTAACCCTGCCTTATTGCAGTAATCTTTGATTAAGTGAAATAAGTCTACGTTCCCATTATGCTCAATACATACCATCTGCGTATGCTTTAGGTTAATTTGTTCTAGTATCTCATAATCTACCCCCTCGGCATCAATAGAGATGAAATCAAAGTATTTGAATGGGGAGTTATGTATTAGTGAGCGGTAAGTCCACACCTCTGTCATTCGCTCTTTGAACTCCGTACCCGGCCATCGTTTTAGTTCGGTTTTTTTGATTGTACTAAGCAGCGATACATCTCCCTTGCCTAAGTGGTTGCCCATCTCATGGAACGTACAATGCCCATCTGTTTCGCCGATTGCTACATTGAACTTGTGTACCATAGGATTGGCTAAGATTCGGTTGAACGCTTCCTCGCTCGGTTCTACCAGTACACCGCTCCAACCCTGTTGCTGCAATGCGTAGGTATTGGATAGGGTTACCCCATCATTCGCACCAATGTCAAGGAAGAATCCTTTGCGGGATTGGAAGTATGCGAGGATTATGTCCTGCTCGTTATTTTGGGAGTATCTCATTTGCCGTAGGTTTCGGTGTAGTATTGTTTTGCTAACTTATCTGCAACTTTATCATGTTCTCCATCTCCTTTTTTCCACGCTGATTCTATCTGCTGCCTGTTTAGTTCTTTGGCTTCATCAAATGCTTTAATCAATTTTAATTCCGTTTTTGTATCTACTGTGAATGTAAGTATTTTGGGAAGTTGATTCCAAAATATCTCAACCGCTGTCTGTTGTGCCATGTTATTTGTTTTTAGTTTTGCAGAACGACCTTAACTGTTGAACCATCAGGCATAAATGCAGGAACAGGAACTACATTTCTTCGCTTACCTGTGTAACCGCACTCGTGGCATCCACTATTTCCGTGATTACAGCCATATCCATCCGAACAATCACAACTACATCCGCTACAAGGTGCTGTGTACCAAAATGGATATGATAGTTCACCATTCCATTCTTGCCATTTATGCCTTTTATCTAATTTCAGCAATTTAACAGCTTCATCCACCGAAGAAAAATGTGCCATAGGTTTATAGTTGCTATCAGGGCAACAAGCTAAATATGGCTCACCTTTTTTATTTAGCCCAATGGTGTCTGTGCTTAATTTACCGCATCCTGTACATTTCATTGTCTGTTGTGCCATGTTATTTGCTATAATTTAATTTGTAATATTCCTCCCCTGTCATTTCCTTAAAGTTAGGTTTTGATGCCCTAATTATCTTTCTGCCGTGCGCCTTTGCTATCTGCTCTGCAAACATCTCATTTGCCTGATTAACTATCTCCTGTTTCTTTTCGTTGTATGCCTTCCATCCCAACTCACTACATTCCTTTTCAATTTCGCTTAGCTTATCAGATAACCATTGTGTTGCAGGTTGTGCCATGTTATTTGTTTGTTCTAAATTGATAGTGATATAATTCCTTATCTATCTTCACCTCTGTCTGTATTAGTTTGGCATTGTGTATAGCAGTAGCCCACGCATAATCCTCACCAATACGTATATCCATGAAAGGGAACGCCAGAGCTATCTCCCTTCTAATGGGTACAATATGGTTCGGATACCTGTAATAAGCCCCGCCCTTCGCCTCATAGCCGTAATCCTTACTTATGTACCACTTACGCTCATCCCTGCCATCTGTGGTCATTGTACCGTTAAATACGATAGCATCCGGATTACTCTCGGCTGCCGTTAGGATGTCTTTAACGTACGTACTGCTCACCATGTCATCATCATCAATGAATACCACGTACTTTCCCTTACTTCGGTGTAGTAGTAGGTTACGTTTACGGCCTGTTGACATTGCACCGTTATCTGATTCGGTTAGTATCTCAACCTCTGGTGTGCGTTGCGGTGTAAGTACCTGTAGCAACTGCGATAGGTAGCCTATGCGTTGGGGTAGGGTGCAAATTAGGATGGATAGGGTCATACGTTGTGTTTTGGGAATCCGGCTTTACTCCGCCGGATATAGGTTATCTCATCCGCTCTATAAAACGATTGAGTATGATTAAGCAACGCATCTACAGGCTCACCGGTCCATGCCGGGTGGTAGTGGTCAAATATCCGCTTATCTACGTATTTATACGCATTTATCTGCTTCGCCACATCCATAGCCTCGTTATCGCACCACAGGGATTCGTATTGGGGATGGTATATGTACCCGAATCTATCATAGTACGTTCTACCCATGATACTCATTGTAGGTAGCAGGTGGTTCACCCTGCCATCCGGAAAGTGGATGAATAGGTCTAAGTTACCCTCAAATGCGTTGATAATGTCAATATCGAAACCCTGCTTAAGAAATCGCATATCATCGGACATATTCACAACTATATCCCCCTGCCATCCTTCCATGCCCCGGTTGATGGCGTGTACCTTGCTTTTGGATTTACCCATTGTGATAAACACATTAGGGAACTTTAGTAGGTCGGATAACTCATTTGAATTGAGCGTAACGGTATCATCATCATCTACGGTTAATCCTACGGTGTACTTCTTAGAATGAGAATATGCCTGAATGGTAGCGAATGCAGCAGCCATCTTCTCCGGTCTGCTGCGTGTGGCAAAGTTGTAATGTATGTGCATGGTTTCTGCTCGTGTTTCACAAAGATAGCAAATATCTTTGGAGTGATTCATCTGCAACCTGCACTTTTGTTTTCCACAATAAACACACAATTTATACAATTGGATGGGATTTGGTGTCGGGGATAATCTGAATAATGGTAGTCGGCATTGGGTTGTCGGGATCGTTGGCAACCTGTAGCGGGATGAGTTTGGATGCCAGGCGGTAAAATTCTGTCGGGTTTTGCTCTCCCCATTCCAACATATTAACCCCTGGCTTAAGTTGCATTTCGTGGAAGGCATCAGTAATAACCTCACGTACCGAACGGGTGAAATGATTAACTGCCCCTTTTGTTCTGCCTCCAGTCTTTTTTCCCTTTGCCATCTAAAAACCTCTATTTAATTACAAAGGTACCCATATTTCAGACTAACTACCAAATTCGCAGATATTCGCGGTCAAATTCGCAGATAACTTATTGATAATCAGTCAAATTCGCAATATTCGCATATTTCTCGCACCTCCTTAGGAATATAGAGTATTATGTATAGATATATAATATTATTATTTCTTTGAAATTTCTGCGAATATGCGAATATGGTTAGTTAGCCTATGGTAATCAATTAGTTACAAATTCGCAGTCGGTGCGAATATTGCGAATATTTATACTGATAACCTAATGCTAATTTGATTTTGTAATATGTAATCAAAATATTGTAACTTTGAAATTGTAATATATAATCAAATGGAAAAGCAAAATTTAAGAGGTGGTAAGCGTACTGGAGCAGGCCGGCCACGAAAGTACAATGATAGTAAAGTGATAAGCATTAGAGTTGAAAAGCAGTACATTAATCAGGTCAAAATGCAGGTAATGCTTACCCTTGCAAAACTCCGTAAACGTGATTATAACCATGATGGTGAAGCCAACGATATGGTATAGTTTATCGCTCACAAATGTTGGGTATTACCCCCAAATTGGGCGTAAATGGGTATAAAAAACCCCCGATGTAGAAACACCAGGGGAAACCAAAACACCACATGAAATATTATCTCAGTTGGTTATGTATTGTAACCAACTCACATTTTCTCATACTGCCCATGCGCAACCCTCTTTACCACCCTTGCAAAGTCAGCCCTACGCATAGCATCGAAGAATCTCTTAGGCTTTATGTTCAACCTAATACATAGCAAATCTACCTCCTTTGTTGTAAACTTTGGCGGTAGGTTATCAACTAACAGGCGAAGGTCAGCAGGTAGGCCAGATTCCGTTTCAGCACATAACTCACTAATTATGGATATCGTACTCTCCGCATAGTACCTATACAGGTTATATGCTTTGTTAACTATCTCCACGGTTATAACGGGTTTTAGTACGTTTTGGCATATAGCTACCACATGGCACATCCGTGGGAAGTATGCGCTCATTTTAGCTTCAGCACCCATTATGTATTGCTCTGCTTTACCTGCCATCCGGCTATTGGCATCCGCTAAATTCTGCCTGTAGAACTTAGTGTATAGCGTTTTCGCTTCCGGTGTAATCTCAATGCGTATAGGCGCACAATCCCCGGATGCAAATTCTTTGTTAATGCGGTAAAGGTGAGTTACCAATTCTTTCCACTCCTTGCACATTTGCCGGCCACCGCTAAATGGGTCGGCATCTTCATTCAGTTTTATGTAATCGGATTTAACCATAAGGAAACGTGAGGCGAATCCAGACTGAATCTTATCAGCACCGAAAATGTGCGCTAACCGGGATGGCTGCGTACCCATAAGAAGAGATATGTTAAGGGATTTCACTACCCTTTCTTTCTCCCGATCCGCTCGGATTTGGGTGTACCTGCCACCGGTGAATGCTTGGGTAAAGAATGATATGGCATCGTTATTCGCTTTGTGCGCCCCTGCGTTTAGAATAGTTTCGGCTTCATCATGGTAAACACCCATCCCTGCCTCCTGGTCTTGCATTAAGGCGATATAGCCCTCGGTGGTGCCATCTACTGCGAATGGGTGAAATCGTTTGGGTTTAGGCTTGCTGAATGATTCCTTATTTACGTTGGCTGCTGCTTTCTCAATCAGCCAGTTATCCATCGCTAATTTGAAGGCTGCATCTTCCGATTTTAGTAAGTCGGCTAATGGTTCCTCACACATAGCTTTAAATGCCGGAGTTTTACCCACCGATACTGGGGCAATCATTATGGCAAATACGATGTTTTTTACATTATGGAAGTCCGATGTATAGCAGTTGCCTGCAAGCGATGATATAGTCCATATTCCGGCGGTAGCGAGAAACTCTGGACATAGGCTCATTTCAGTTGCTACTTCGTGCAGCGAATTGTTAATAAGTTGTGGGAAAATACTATAAGGGTAACCCTGTTCTACGGGTTCAATGCCTATGTGTTTGAGTACTGCGTTCCAATCCCTGCCTAAGTGATAGAACAGAATAAACGATGGCGGCAAGCACCAGACAGGATATTGCTCTTTGTTATGCCAATGGGGAAAGTTGCTCATGGATGCGCTGAATATCATAACCCTTCGTGCATTATAGTACACTTTAGCGGAGATGCCGGCCGAATCACTACCCTTGCGCCTGTAGGCCTGGAACTTATCATTCTTGCCGTAGCGGTAGCCCTGTATAGGCAGCAGCCCTATTGATTGCAGAATAGTGTCGAACGCTTCATCCGTAATGGACTTGTCAAATTCTGCCAACTGCGATTCATACCCCGCCGGGTAGCTGATTGCTTTCTTACTCGGATCGTACTTGGGTTTATATTCGTTAAAGTATTGTGAAACTTCTATTAGGTAGTTATACTCCGATTCGGTTAACTCCTGCACATCCTCCATACTTTGGTGAAATTCTGTATAGCCAGGGGTTGGAAATGTGTAAACTACCGGGCCATTTGAATACAGGGCGATTACCTCGTTACCCTCGGGGGATTCAGCGAGGGGTGTTTTGTTGGGTAGTGCTGCGTAGTTCAACCATACGTGATACCCTGCGTTGCGGGTTTGCTCGATGAATACCTTGCTAAAGATTTCCGGTGCCTCATTTGTTATGATTGCCATCCATTTGCTGAATAGTTCTTTATCCTTAGTATTCTTTAGGTCGAAGTCAAGGCAGCCGTAGTTATTGCCTGTGAGTATCATCAACCCATTATCCGTAGGTCGTAGATGCAGGTCATCCGGATTAGACCAGTTGCGGTGTGATACAGGTTGCTTAGTTTCTGCATCCCATTGTATAGGGATGACTTTGAGGCCGAGTGATTGGTAATCGGTGTATTGGTGCATGGGTGGTGGTGGTTATAGGGTGTCAAATATATTTAGATAATAGCAAACTACCATCATTGTGTTTGAGATTAACTAACTATTGAATCAAATAACGTAAAGAATTGTTCCGGTGTAGATATAAATTCATAGATTCCCCCTGCCTGTCTTTCTTTTTTTTGCTCATCTAATTGATACTGCGATGCTTTATCTTTCCCAACTTTTATTTCTATCATAATGCTTCTGCCTATTCCGTTCTTATCCCGAATCGTAGCCGATATATCAGCAGTACCCTTCCTCGTTGCCGATGGGATAAACTTCCCGTTAATCTGCCGGCCCATTGTATTAATCCGTGTAGCACGGTATCCAGACCAGTTAAGGAAGTTGATTATGAAAGTTGTCAGCCCATTAGACTTAGTAACCAAAGGCGTTGGCGGCCCGGTGTAGAATCCATCCTTTACCACATTCGGGGTACGCTCAAGGGTGTAATTGTAATGGGCGGTGTTATAGCGTTGCTTCCAGAGGGGGTGTTGTTTCATTAGAATAGGGTTGATTGTGAAAGGTATGGTTGTAGTCTTTTGTTTGCCATTTCGGTGTATTCAGTTGATATTTCAGATAATACCCAATTACGCTTCCATTTATGAGACATTTTAGCAGTTGTACCCGAGCCACCAAAGCAGTCATAAACAATATCTCCTTCATTGCTCCAACTTAAAATATGGTCTTCTGCAAGTTTTTCAGGAAACATAGCAGGGTGCAAAAAAGCAATATCATCACGGGTAGTATTTCCTTTCCCTGTTGCATATTCCCAATTATTAAACCTATACCCAAACTCCTGTACATTAATCAATTCTCTTTCTTTAATAGTTCCATCTTTTTTACGCTCTGATGTTTTACCCCATGAAGTAGAACCGCCCCATTTATTTTTTCTATCCTTTAATAAATTAGCAGTTTTAGGCTCTGACTTGCTGAAAATAAACATATACTCAAATGATTGAGAATATCTTTTATCACCAGTTGCAGCCGGAAAACTTGGTGTTTTACTATAAATCATTGTGTCATGTAAATTAAAGCCGCATTGCATAAAAAATAATGCTTGTCTAAATGATGTACCTGTTTCGCTGCCATTAATTGTTGCATCGCCAACTATCCATACTAATACTCCACCAACTTTTGTAATACGATATAACTCTTTTGCAATATCTTCAAACGGAAAAGAGTATCCTTGGTAATCTCTCAAATTATCGTATGGAGGTGATGTTACAGTTAAATCAATAAATTTATCTGGTATCCTATTCATTGTATCAATACAATTCTCATTGTATATTTTATTTAACTCAATCATAGTAAGCTATTCTTATTCTTGTCAAGATTAGTAAGTTGCTTCCCCACCTTATTCGGCAGCGGGTATATCCGTTCAAATTCCTTATTCGGCATCCATCGGTTATTAACCCAATGGTATAACACCCCATTGCGGATTGTGGCGGTTGTGTTTAGCCGGAAGTATTTTCTTTCGATGTATTGGTGGATGGTCATGGTTGCAAAGTTAAGGGAGGGGTTAATGTGTCCCCTCCCTGGTGAATTAAAAGGGTAATCCGGAATCTTCAATAGTTTCCTGTACCGGTGCTGCTTGTGCAGTTGGTGCCTTAAAGTTCCCAATATACTGCTTTTTTTCCTGTGCATCCCTTTGCTCCTTAGTCTGCGAAACTTGAATGCTGCCAATGTTTCCGTACTGATCGGCGGTGTCGTTCACCCATAGGGTAAGGTTAAGATACTTCTTACCATTCTTAGCCTCGGTAATTTTCTCTTTCGGGATGTCTGATAGGCAGATGCTGCCTGTGTAGAATGTAGCCATAATAAGACTGGATATAGGGAGCCAGCGCCTTTAAGAACCACCTACAGGACTCGAACCTGTATCTCCCCATCTTGTATGAGGACGTTATCCCAAGTCGGTATTTATTCCCGATTACGCCAAGGTGGTTGCCGTTGTTACTTGTTGAGTTCTGCGATTAGGGCATCGGCTGCTTCAACAGACCAACGGGAAATTTCATCATCTTTTATACCAGTTTTAGCATTATTTACTAAATACCCTTGCATTGCCATTGCTGCAAAGTATTCACGTTTGCTTAAACCCTTAATTACACAAATATCTGAATGATTAATCGGGAATGGAAATGCTGCATCTTTTGCTTCTTTTTCTAATGCTTCTATTTTTTCTTCGTATGTCATAATCGTACTATTTAAGCGTTACCGCTACACTCGTGGTAGAAGTTTTCGCAGGTGGATAATGTGTTTCTACTTCGCCTGTGGATGCCAATACTACGGTTAATCCGGTTGTGGGCAAACCCTTATGATAGCTTTCAAGTATCTTTATTTTATCCTGTGTTTCGGATAGTAAATCAACCAATGCATCTAATTCGCTGCTACCGCATACTGAGTAATCATACTTAACCCCCACCTCCCGAATATCAACCTTTGCATTGTGATACTGAAATGATTTACCGTGTTTTTCTGCATCATCCAGTACGATAGCCTTGTACGCAGGCATTGAGGTTAATTGCTTAACTACTTCCTCTATGCATTTCATTCTGATGTGCAGTTCCATAGGGTTAATGCGGCCCTCTAATACTTCCTGGAATATTTCACGTACAACCTGTGTACGCTCTTCCTTAGTAGTGTGGTTAAATTTAATCAGTTCCATTGTCGGTAGTGTTTAAAAGGTTAAAGGTATTTTGTTGTGCTTCGGTTAGTTGGCATTCGGTACGTACCCAATCGTAAACGGTTACGGTGCTGCCTTTGATACATTCGCCATCTTGAATTTTTACGATAGCTGATTGGAATTGTTCATCCGTTAGAATGCGTTTGGTTTTCCAAGTATCGGCAGCAATGTCGTAAATGCTGCCATTAATACCTACTGATTCCATTTCCTCCGGTACGTACACAGGCCCTGCAAATACATCTGGAGTGTACCACTTAACACCGTTTGACATCGCCCGTGCGAATAACATATTTCGGGGGAATTTGTCGGTATTTTTAGTTCCGGCTTTCTTTGCATCTTCGATAGTGAAGGTTGATGTGCCAATCATTTCAGCACCTTCATAGTAATCAATAGAGCATACTTTATCTGTTTGCTCCGTTACTCGGTAATTGTACTTACCGGATGCTTTCACCATAGCAGCCATAACGCCCGCCCCAATAGTAGGCTTACCGCTAATAATGTGGATACCGGACATTGCCGCAAAAGGTGCGATACCCAACTCAGCACCTGCTTGAATTTTTACGATTGCTTGAGCAGCGGATTTGATGTCGGGAAACATTCCCGATTCCGCAAACGCCTTACCGATGCTCATTATTTCGGTGGCGGTGTGTTTTACGATGTTCATGTGTTTAAAGTTTTAGGACTCAAAGATTGCAAATAGTTTTGATATTGCCAAATATATTTTGTAGGTTTGTAGAAATATATTTTAATTATGAATTTACACACAATCCTACAAGACAGAATGTTAAACCTCACCGAAATTGAAAGAAAAGCGGGCATCCGTAAACTGAAATTACACGAATTTCGCAATGGTAAGTCGCAAATTACAGAATTTGAATCATTGAGAATCAAAGAGATACTAAAAGAATTGAAAAAAAGTATAAAATAAATTTGGGTGGTATTGGAATGTAATTATATCTTTGACACATGAACACCTACCTAATCTACTTCAACAACATCCTGCGAGATATTATCCTCGCTCAAAGTTTGCACGATGCAAAGAAGCAATGTGTAAGGATTAGGAGGGATAACAAATACACCGGAGTTTTAACTATTCATTCATTATATTAATTGTATGATAATTCACAATTCATTCCCGGAAAAATCATTCCCTTGCTTAGTTCAAATAAATTGGACTAAAGGAACAGGATTTTATTTAGCTGAAAACTTCCAAGATGGATTAGATAGTTATAATGGCCGCCTCGTTGCCATCTTCAAATGTAAACCCAAACTCAAACCATAAAAACCAAACACATGACAACAGTAGTACTTTCAACCCCGCAATTAGCCCAACAGTATGCAGAGCGTACTGGCCTACAGTATGACAGAAAAGGTAACTCTTTCGTTTGCTACGATGATTCGGGCGAGCCTATCTACACTATTAAATTCTACATGCAGCGCACGGAGTTAGTAGACATTCGCACGGTGTATGAAATCTTTAGTCCGAACGCTAATAGGTATGAGGAATATCCGACAAAGGAGCGTATGCTTGAAGATTTGGATTTTAACGAAATGCACATACCGTATAAGTCTATCCGTTCAACTTACAACAATGGAGCAATTTTGGTAAGCCGTGAATTAATGCAGGAGTTATTTGCCTTGCCATTTAGCGCAGAATTGCTTAACTTACAAGGGCATGTTGGTTAGTTTTGGTTTCCCCCTGGCAGCGATGTCGGGGGGTTTTTATCACTTTAATTTCAAACAATGCACAATGCTAACCAAAAAACTCAAAACAGAACGCTTAAACGCATCCCCCTTTATTACTCTTTACTTGCCATCCACGCCAAAACAAAGGATAAGCTACTTCGCTCTCCCAGGTATGAAAGGGAAAGTCAATGTTCCTATCGTATTGAACTCAAAACTGCAAATAGATAACATCATAAAAACTTGCAGTAATTACTTTCGGATTCCGTTTGAGAATATGCAATCCAAAAGCCGGATGAGAAATATAGTAGTAGCCCGCCACATAACAATGTGGTATTTGCTGAATCAAACGGAAATCACCTTATCAGAGGTTGGCGGTATATTCGGTAGCAGAGATCATACAAGCGTTATCCACGCTAAGAAGTCAGTTAATAATAGCCTTACATCAAAGTTTGATAACGAGTACAAAACCCATATTGAAAACCTTAAC